GCCTGCCCATCCGAGAACAGGCCCTGAGTATCGATGATCATGCGGTTTCTCCTGTTCCCGGCCCTTACGAGACCGTCGCTTCCGTGTTCAGGATGCTATCCGTGTCGCGGATCGGGATGCCGCGCCAGGTCAGCACTTCCTCGCCCTGGATCTCCATCTTGGAGAGGCGGACGAAGCTGTTGGTGGTGCCCACCGCCGTCGTGCTCTCGGCGTCGAGCGCCTCCAGCAGGGTACGGTTCATGTAGATGACGGTGCGGCCCATGGAGACCATGCCGCCATTGTCCTGCCCGTAGGTGCGACGGCCCTGCAGCTTGTAGTAGAGCTTGCGCAGCAGCGGGTTGAGGGCAACGGTGCCGCCGATCAGGGCGGACACGTCGATGTTGCAGACGCGGCCGGAGTAGCGCCAGTCGCGCACGGCAACGCCGACGTGCTGGGTGAACTTCTCTTCCTTCACGTAGAACGGGTTTCCGTTGCCATCCTGCACGCGCTGGCGGCCCATATCCTCGCGCTGGATACCGGCCGGGACGCCCGCAGGGGTGATGATCGAGGTCTGCTGATCGCCCCACGTCACCATCCAGATCGAGGAGTTGTCTGAGCCCGAGCCGCCACCCGCGACGACGTTCGGGTTCGACAGCGAGTTGTACCGCGGCGCCATGCCGTGGAACTGCTTCCCGTTGATCGCCACGTTCGAGTAGAAGAACTGGCTTTCCACCTCCTGGCTCATCGCCTCAAGGTAGCTCTGCGCCTCGCTCATCCGCACCTTGGCGGCCTGATCGGGGTAGAGCGACAGCAGGCGCTCATCGACCGAGGACAGGCCTTCGACGAAGCCGGTGGTGTCCTCGACCGCCGTGGTGGTGGACTTGGACTGGGGGATGCCCGCGTAGAGCGCGCCCCACGACACCGAGGGCAGGCCGGTGCGAATGACCGACTTGTGCTTGGTGCCCTGATTGCAGGTGAGGACGTTGGCGTCCTTCATCACCGGGTTGAGCTTATGCAGAGCCTCCACGACTTCGGCCAGCGGGTTGTCCTGCCGCTGGAGCATGTCGAGGAGGGTCAGATACGTGGAGCCGAGACCAGCCATGTTCTATTCCCTTCCGTTTCAGTCGTTGGGGTAGAGCCGTTTGGCGGCGTCCACCTTTACCTGCACCCCGTCGTTGGATCGGACGAAGCTACCGTCCTCGCCGACCATCTCGCCGATCCGGCGGAATGCGCGGATCATGTCGGGATGGTTGCCGAAGCCGGATTCGTTGAGCGCCTTGCGGAACGGATGGTCGCTCCCGTAGCCGAGGGCATCGAGCCCCTTGGCGGCAAGGTGCGTGGTTTCTTCGCGCTTGGCGCCGCCGATATCGGGATCAGCGTTGAAGGCATCGAGCCAAGCCTTGCGCTGCTGAGCGCCGGCATCGACCAGCTGCTGCATCGTCGCTTCCTGCGCCTTCGCCATGATCTTCGGGGCGAGCGGGAGCAGGGCGTTGGCCTGGTCGTTGGTAAGATTGAGTTCGCGCAGGATCGGCTCAGCCTCGCTTACCAGCGAAGCATCGAGTTCCACGCCCTCAAGCGCGAGTTCATACTTCTCCGGGGGACCGGCCGGGGCGTCGGCTTTGTCACCGGCCTGATCATCGGTCGCGTCCGATGCCGCACCCGCTTCTTGCGCGCCGCCACCGAGGACGGTCCCATCGGAAGCGCTGGCTCCGGTCGCGTCGGTCGTGGTGCTGGAAGCGCTGGTCTGAGCGGTTGCGGTCGCCGCATCGCCAGTCGCGGCGGCATCACTCGGGGAGGTCGCTGTATCGGTCGAGGTCATTACGTCGGTCACGGGTCTTCTCCTTGGGGGATGGAGTCATGGCTTCGCGGATCGCGAGGGAGAGGGTTGCCAGGCAGTCGGTCGAGCGCAGGGGCTCGGGTTGTCCGGCATCGACCATGCGGAGCAGATCGAACCCCAGGCTCCGGCGTCCCTCGAAATGGCCGAGATCACGCCCCATTTGCCCGTTGGCAGGAGCGTGATGGCCGAGGATGCCGGCGCTTTGAATCGCGGCGAAGAGGAAGCGGCGAAACTCGGGGCGGGTGAGCAGGTATTCCGCATCGGCGGCGAGGAAATCAGCGGTCATCCGCCCAGCACCCGCGCGAGGACCGACTGCCCATTGCCCGCGTCGGTTTCGGACAGCAGCTTCGCCGCGTCAGCACCATCGCGAACCGCAGGCATGGTCGCGGCCATCTGCGCCTGCTGCTCCTTCTGCTGGCGTCCCTGCCGGATCTCAGCCACGTCCTTGTCGGAGCGGATCAGCTTGGGGCTCATCCCGGCGCGCGAGGCGTATTCGTCGATGGTCTCGTCGATGTTGATCTTGTCGAGCGCCTGCGGATCAGCGCCGGCGAGGTTGCCGATGAAAGCGACCGTGCGCTCGATCTGGCCGATGCCGACCATGCGCTGCATCTGGGTCAGGATCGAGACGAACTGCACATCGAGGTCGAGGCCCTGCAAGGCTTCGGGGATGGGAGGCAGCATCCCGCCGCGCAGCATGATCCCGAAGGTGCGGTCGATCGCCGGGTTCAGCTTCTCGTTTGCCACCCGCTCGATCACAGGGCCAAGCTGGGTCAGCTTTTCCTCATTGCGCGCCGCGATCTCCTCGACGTTGCGGGGCTGCACCCCGCGCATGTTGGTGATCGCGTTGAACAGGTCGGCAAACGAGAGCCCGTCGATCTGCTGGCGGCACTTGTTGATCTCTTCACCGATCGCCGCCACCGCCTGGTAGGGCATCTGGTAGGGGATGATGATCTGATCCTGCGAGACGCCCGTGCCGGTCACTGTCCGGCCGGGCTCGCCGGTCAGGCGCACCGAGGGCGGAACAATCTTCTCCGGCTTGACCATCGCGTCGATGGCCTCATTGCGGCGCTTGGCCTGCATCTGGAGCTCGCGCAGGGCAGGCAGGGCGTCCATGCCCGGCGAAACGCCATAGGTGTCGCCGCCGACGACATCCCAGCGCGGCGCCCAGAACGGCTGCTCGTGATAGCCGGAAACGCGTAGGGTGCCCTGTTCGCGGTCGTCGCTGGCATCCCAGTAGACCGAGCGCCACGGCTTCGAGCCGAGCTTGCCGGGATCGAAATCGCTGTCCGGCTCGATCGCCTGGTAGATCTCGACCTGCGCCTGATAATCGCCGCGATCGTACATCTGGCGGATAGTCGGAGTGACGCGATTGCCGAACGACTGCACCGCCTGCCGCACGGTCATGGGGCAATAGCGGTAGAGGGTGTCCGGGACGAGCTTGTCGCTGATCGCGATCCAGTATTCGCCGGCCGTCAGCGCGTGGCACACCGCGCCGACCTCGCGATCTTCGACCATGACGCAGGCAGAGGTGCCAAACAGGCCCATCTCGCCGTATCCGCCCTTGATCGCGCCGTAGAAGTTGGTGCGGGCGAGAAACATGTACATGCGCCGCTCGGCTTCGGAGAGCCACTCGCGCACGCCGGCCTGTTCCGTCAAGCCCTCATCCTTGAGGCCGAGGTTGAACCACGGGCGAGAGGCCGAGGTGAGGCCGCTGGTCATGCCGTTGGTCAGCGTGCGGAAGGCTTCGATGCCGTGCGGATCGAGCAGGCGGGAATTGCGCACGCGGCGCTTGGCGCCCTTGTCCTTGTCCTTGCCCAGGAAGCGCGAACGCGCCGGCTGCGCGAAGCGCGCGATGTCGTTCCACTAGTCCTCGTAGTCCTGCCGGATTGCCTTCAACCCGGTCAGGCGTCGATCGAGTTGCTGGCGCAGCGTGTCGGCCATGTCAGCCCAGCGTGGGCTTCGAGACCGTAGGCGATCCGATCGTGCCTTGCGGGCCGGTGATCAGGCCGGCGAGGAGTGCGCGGCGAAACTTGGCCGAGCTGTCCTGCGTGATCGAGGCACCCTGATCCGGCAGCTTGGCGGCCTGGCGCTCAGGCAGGCTCGGGATGTTGGGGGTCGAGATGCAGATGGTCGCCTCCTATGACTGGAGGCGGTTCTATGGGCGCGTGGGGCTTGCTTGAATCGCGGGCCTACAGCTCCTCGTATCGATCGCGCTGCCGTGGCTCAGGCGGGGCTACTGGCGGGAAGGGTTGTGGGTCAGCAGCGAACCGCGCCCGCAAGCCCGGCTCGTTGCGCCTGATCCAGTGCCGATCGTGGCCGAGCATGATCAGACCCTGCGCGTAGGCATGGAACGGGTCAGTCGAGTTCGCCATACCGATCGCCTCCTCCTGAATAAGCCTCAGGGTTGAGATAGCCCGGCACCACCCGCGGCATCACCGGCTCGGCGAAAGTGCAGGCGAGCGCGTCACCCCAGTCCGGCGAAGGCAATCCCCGCTTCTTCATGTCCTTCTTCCGCTCCAGCTGAACCCGCGTATCATCGCCCGCAAACGAGTAGGTCGGCCCGATCAGGTCGTCGCGCAGGCGCTCCTCACCGGGGATCGAGCCACCCCGCAGCCATGAGCGCATCCGCGTCCACATCTCGGCCCGCTTGTTGGCCGTGCGCACGCGGATACCGGGCTCAAGCTCGGCATCGCGCCCCTCGCCGCCGAACCACACCTCCATGACCGGGGTGTCGGGGCGGAGCTGGCGCAGACGATCGACAATGGCCGCGCCGACATTGCCCGCATCGACAAAGATCATGTCGGGATGCCAGCGATCGGCTTCGAGAGCGATGTCTCCGGCCAGCGTCATGCTGTCCATCGAGCCCCAGCGTTTCCAAGGCCGCGAGCGGGCATCGCGGCCGCACCGGATCGCCAGCACGCTCTCGTCGTCGCCAAAGCGCGCGCAGTCCACGCCGAAGATCACCGGATCCGAAGCGAGTGTGGAGTTCATCTCGCGGGCCTGCGCATCTTCCACCAGGCCGAGCGGAATGAACTGCATCGACGAGGCCGAGGGGAACATGCCGCGCACACGCACCTTGGCTACGTCGCTGTCCTCGCCATAGGTCGCGACGATCTCATCGAGGTAGGCCTTGTTGGTCCCCTCGACCGTGCGGCTGTCGATCTGCTTGGTCCGCCAGAGGTTGCGCTGCTTGCCGAAGCACTCGCGGAACGCCCCAGTGTTGAGCGTGGGGTTGCCGAAGGCGAGCCAGATGATCTCGGTCGCCTCATCGGTCAGCGCGCCCAGCGCCACTTCCCACACCTTGTCCGAGATGCCCGAGGCCTCATCGAAAATCAGGATGATGCGCTTGCCCTGGTTGTGCAGGCCGGCGAAGGCTTCGGTGTTGTTGTCCGACCACGTTACGAGGTCCGCCCGCCACGACTTCTCGCGCCCCGGCATGGTCGAGACGATCGACGTGGCGTTGACCTTGAACCAATCGCTCGTAATCGCCAGCCGCGCCCACTTGGCGAGTTCGGGGCTGGTCTTGGTGAGCAGCTGGCCCTCGGTGTTCGCCGTAATGACGATGCGCGTATCGACGCAGGTATCCAGTCCC